GCTCATTTGATACATGAGCTAACTGGTACTGTATATATGTACGGAGTAATGGTTTGAACAGTTTATCTAGAACATAACTGTCCGCACAACTCTTATATTCGACTGTAACAAAAACATCTGATGGGATAATAATAGATTTAAACATTATAACACCAGAATCCTTTTTGAGAACATAATCGTCGGATGACACTGTCCTGTCATCAACCGTTATGGATTCAATCTCTGATACTGGATAATAGTTTAACTCTAAAACCTTGTATGGGGATTGTTTAGATGTGACATCGGTATGGCTTGTAGGTTCAATCTCTAAACCACACAGACCTGCAAGTTCGATTGTGTAATTGTCGATTATGGTCTGCAACTCCTCAGTTGAATATACATCATAATTCTTATTCTGCTTCAACCAGATGTTCAGGTCGTTAACTGTAACATATTCTGTCAAATCTTATTCCCTCCACCATAAAAAAAATATAATAAGAAAAAAGTTTTATAATCCCCTATGGAATCTATGAACCACTAGAGGCTGCTGTACCTTCCCCAATGTTTATGATTTTACCATCCATGAATTCCCCAATATTCAATGCGGTTAACATGGTGAATACCGCGGATTTATCGGTTAACTTGTTGGTTGGTAACTCTGTAATCTGGGTTGGAGGATATAACCTTCTAACCTCGATAGTGGAGGTATCGATTACATTAAAGGTATGTTTACCGGTACCTGATGGTAAATGTGAATCACATACGATTGGGATTGTACCCTCCGGTCCTTGATAGTTGAATACATTGATACCAGGAATAACCTCGGTGGTGTCATTCCATCTTCTATAGTCTTTCATGATTGCCTTTAACTGTTTAAGTACTTGGTAATCAGTTAAGATTAAATCTGGACTACCACCGTTGGTATCGATGATTGCCTCAAGGATGTCGTCGATTGCATCCTCGGTTATAGGTTCACCTTTCAAGTCAGTCACATTGGTGGTGATTGATTTGAGTGGACTGTCGAAACTGTTCTTCCATGCATCCTGGGTTTTATCCGCGATACATAATGCTTCATCCGCCTTGTTGTTGACATTGATGAATTGTTTCTTGGTTTCCTCAACTTCACGGTTCATGTATATGGTTCCTTTCTGGGTCATCATACCCATCTCTAATGGGCTGATGATGATTTTCATCTTGTCGTATACTTCCTCGTAGGTGTCACCGTTGTATGCAGGTACATCGTCTAGTTCGTCGATGAATGATACATTCTCTGTACTGTTTTTGTTTTCTTTATAGAATGCTGCTAATGCTGCATCATTATCGAATACTTGACCTTTAGTTTCAAGGAAACTTAGGAAAGGTGCCTTTGGGAATGTACGGGATTTTAACTCATCACTGTACTGGATTTGCATTGAGTTTGGCAAATCAGCGGTACTGCCGATGTTACTTGCTTTAATAATTTCATGGAGTTGGTTTTCCATGTTATCCATTCTAGTAATCATGTTGTTGTAATTGGACATTATAATCACTTCAAATTATTGGGTATAAAATTTTAAATTATTTGGCTTCTGTTGAAAGCTTTCATGAAAGGGTTTCTCTCTTCCTTCTTCTGGATTCTCATCTGATTAACTTTAGCGATATCTTCAACGGAGAATTCAAGGACTCCATTGTCGTTAACTGTACCGAGACTGTTTTTCTCCACTGGTACCTCGTCCATTGCCTTAGCAACCTTGCTGGTTGGTATGGTGGAGTTGTTTCTACCTAATCTGTTGAAGACTTGGTCTGTTACAGATTTTGCTATTTCCTTCTCTTTGGATTCGTATTCTTCTTCAAGTGCTTTCTGTTTTTTGATTATCTCATCTGCAAGTTTACTGTAATCAAATGTTTTAGCGATTTCATCCTTGGATTCATCGTCGTAGGTGTCGTCTTCATCTTTGGATTCGTCATCCGCCTTTTCAACTTTCTCATCATCATCGGTGGTTTGCTCATCATCGGATTCTGATGCCTCATCGGATGGTGACTTTTCAGATTCCAACTGTTCAAGGTATGGGGTTAAACCGTCAACTATTCCTTGAACAAGTTGATCTGCAAGTGACTGGAATGCTTGGTTAATTCTGTCATCAACTTGACTGATTTGTTCATCGTTAAGTGAATCGGAACTGTTAGGGTTAGTTTGTTCATCAACCATGTTATTCTTCTCCATATTTTTAATTATAGTTTTACATGCCCCACTAAGACATCCGCATAGTACTTCACCATCCTTCACGATGGCTACTGTACCCATGGTGTCTGTATTAGCGGGTATAGTTGTAAGTGAAATTTCTCTAAGTCTAATTGAGTTTACCGTATTAGTTTTATTGTCATAATCATCTGCTGAACCTCCAATACTTAAACCAAGTTGTACACCAGTATCAAGCAAATCCTTCAATATAGGTGATGCTTGTTTAGTTACAAGGAACTTGATAGATAATGTATTCTCATCGGTCTCATTTACTTCCTTAACAACACCGACGGTATCAGACAAACCATACAGGTGGTCCGCATAGATGTTTAGACCTATGGCGGATTCTTTCATCTGACCTATAGCCTCCTTGGAGATCACATCCCCATTAAGGTCCCTTGATGTTGTTGATGCTATACCTTCAAGTAGTAACCTACCATCATCGGTAGCATAATCCTCATTCACGGGTTCAGTTAAGGATTTACTGAACCATCTAAAGTTGTTAGTAACATTCAAATATGAATCACCTCATGTTAATCCTCGGTCATGTCAACAGATGAATACTCATTATCCCCCAACTTGAATATGTCATCATATTCACTCATATCGGGGACAAAGGTGCAGCAGCAGTTAGGATGGACGGGTAGGATATCCGCCGCCTCATCAAGTGTGAATGATTCGTTGGCCAATTCCTCACACTCATCACATGCACCCATGGCGGGTGCAATCTTAACCTTATCTACATTGAATTGTTGGAATGTCTGTAGTTTACCGGTATTCTTGGCACGTGCGGTTTCTGTACGGGCAATCATAACCGCCCTTTCATATGCGGTCAAGGTTGTACCCTCCAATGGTGTGAATTCCGGTATCTTCTCAATATCACGTGCAATCGCTGTCGGATGTCTACCGTCAATTACACCTTTATAGACTTCCGTGCGAATCTGTTTCCTCAAATCCTCTGACACATCCTTGACAAGTCCAAGGTTGTAGTCATGTATAGCCTTGATGGATTCCTCATCATGTGTACTCCAGACATCCTGCCTCTTCAAACCAAGGTCTGTGAGACCGTTCCGTCTACCGATACTGTATAGAGTATCAAGCAGTTCATCCGTATCCTTGAAGTTCCTATCAACAATCTTATCCATATCCTTCTCCAGGTTATCAAAGAATTTGTCTTTAAGTTTCTGATTCTCCACGAAGTCTGAGAGTTTAGCATCATCCAGGGCATCCACGGCTACGGATACCTGACTCAATATTGTGGTGGATAACTGGTTATACATCTCGTTACGGTAATAGTCATCATCATCCTTGATGGCCTTCATGAGTGTAGGTAATGCCGCATCAAGTAGCCTGTTGAATAGTTCCTCATCAACCTGTATCATATGTGACATGACTATTCACCTTCTGATTAGGCCCTCGTCCTCGAGTATCTGCTTATACATTTCCTTGCCTTCGAAGTGATCATGATGTGCATGTACACTTTTCTGTGTGACTGTTGATGTTGGTGCGGTAACATTGATATTATCCACACCTAACGGTGAGACTGGGGAAGCAGATAAGGGATTAATCACACCATAATTGGCATAATTCATAGGTACATCTCCCCAGTCCACATGGTTCAAACCGTAACCGTCACGAATCTCGTTTATGCTTCTCACACCACTGTTAAGCTGTATCTGTTCAACCTGTGCCCTTTTAAGTTTATCCTCAAAATCCAGCTCATTATATTCGAAGACCTCACGGAACCCGTGTCTGCCTAGAACCTTGTTGAATGCATCCTCTATAATGTTAGCCTCCGCTTTAACCGTCTGCTTCCAGTCCTCGTTCTGTGATTCACCGGTACCAGTACCAAGGGATGCAGTTTCTATGATTTCAACCTTCTGTGGCGGTACATGGTAGGCGGTCAGTATCATGTCACGGCAGAACTTCATCAATGCCTCATAGTCTATGTCGCGGCTGGTTAACCTTGCGGTCTGATATGTTGCACCATGTAGTGTGAGCATGCCTCTACGTTGCTCTGGTGGTAGACTTCCAAGCCTCTCCATCTCGGCAATCATGGATTCCCTTGAAATATCCTTATCAAATGAGAGGATACCGTTAGGGTCTAGACTGTCAGATTCGAGCAGGTCCTTGTTGTATCTTAAGGATGAGTAGAGTAGACCTATGACCAGTCCAATCTTATCTATAGGTGACACACCGAACCTTGAACCCTTCAACCATATTGACGGTTCATAGACATGTATGATTTCACTCGGCTCATAATGTACATCTGAGCCACGGATGGACCATTGGCTAGTCTCATTATCCCAGTATACAAGTTCCGGTGGTATGAAGTGGAAACCGTTCAACACATTGTCGAATGCCTCATCCACATCAACCTCGACGAATGCATCCCCGGTTAGAAGTTTGCTTCTGATAATCTGTTTTGATAGGCTACTGAATGTTGCATTCTCGAATTGTCCCTCGGGATTGTTGAATATACGGTTAAGGTAGCTTACGGTTGCGGTGTCCTCAACAGTATCTGTTTTGTTCTTGATTGTGAATCCTCTACCGGTCAGTGCATTCTCATATGCACGGATGCATCCGTCGACATACACGTTCTCCTCTGCCTTACGGTATGCACCCCATTCACCTAATGCCTTGTCGCCCTGCCTGAATCCCCAGTTATATTGTGAAAGGAATTGTTCATATGCGGAGTCCCTTTTCGGATGGGTGATTGCAGGGTATCTTCCAAGTCGTGTTCTTACCTTTGTAATGAAATTATCAAACATTATTATATTCCCCGAATTCTCTCGATTTTATATGTTAACATATCCTATAACTGCAGATTTCCTTTTCCGTGGTCCAAGTATTCCTCCACGGATCATGTCTGGGCAGTGGTCGTTCTCTTTAACCACACGGTCTTCACCTTTCCTCTGTGCCTTGAGGTCATAACTGTATGTCTGTATCTGTCGGATGGTGTTTGTGCATGATTCATGTATCTTAAGTTTACGGTTGGTTATAAGGTCCTGTATGACTTCGATGTCACCGTAGGTGTCTGGCATGTAGGTTTCAATGTTCATCCTGATTCTGTCATCCTTTTCACATGCCACCTTTAGGCTTGCAGCATCATGTGGCAGAAATATTGTGTTGTGGATATTCAGACCATACTTGTCTTGCAGTTTCAATATATCCTCAACCCTCTCGGAGTCTGATTGTTGTATGCCTGTCTCTTCTGCATCATAGTAGGTCTCCTCTAATAGATAGTATTCGTTTGGCTCATTGTATTTTATACCCATGACGCCGAATGTTGTGACTGTTGACACACCATAATCACAGCATATGTTGACTGCATCATAGTCGTCACAGGATACTTCACCATAGAAGACATTTTCGGATTCGTCGAATGTCGGATACACTGCACCCTCTGCAACGACCCATTCACCGAGTATGTTCCTCTTATAGAACACCTGGGATTTACGGTTAACCCTCTTCAACTCATCAATATATTCCGGTGGTAGGTTAGGGTTATCCTCCAGTGTGAAGTGCCATACACCAACATCACCGGACTCTAACAGTTCATCATTATCGATATAGTTCTGGTAGAGGTAATGGTATGGTGACTCGGGGTTGCAGTTGAGGAAACATTTGGCACCGTCGACACTGCAACGGCTGATGGCCATCTCGATGGATGACTGTGGACATCTGGCGGACTCATCACTGAAGAATCCTCCGACGGTCATACCTGCTATGACATCTACACTTGACTCGTCATTCAAACCTATACAGTAGCAGGTGTTACCCTCAAACTCCAGGACACCATTATATCGACTATAACTACTATCAACACCGATAGTGGATAATATCAACCTTAAAGGCACTATACAGTTCCTCTCTAATGCCTTACTGGTTTTACCCGCCATCAGGAACTCGGAGTAGTTGGTCTCCTGGATATGCTTCAACCATCTGACAAGACATGTGATTGTCTTACCACTACGGATGGATCCATATGCAATGTTAATGAAATGGTTACTGTTATCAAGGAAATCCAATGCAGTCTCACCAAACAGACCGAAATGGAAATAATCCTCACTTTTTACCTGCATACTTCTTCCTACTCTTATTCAAAGCATCAGTCAACTCATCAAGATGTGTATGTTCAACCCTGGCATCAAGATGGTCACGTCTACCGAAATCCTCAGGATTCCTCCTCTCAAGCCTCCATGCAGCCGCCTGCCAGTTACCATTCTCAGCCGCACGACCAATACATTCAAGGTCATCCATCATACACCTAGTCTTAGCCTCCTCAACAGCAAGATAAAACTTCTTATACTTACTGGACTTAGCCTTCTTACCACGATTATACCAGTTCCAGAATGTAGCCTCAGTAATACCCGCATTAAGTGCAGACTCCCTGTAAGGTGCACCCTTAGCAAGATTCTTACAGATACGCTCCTGCACCTCATCATTCAATTTACCTTTAGCCATTAACGGACACCTCCTTTTTTATATACTATAAAAACTATAAAGTGAGGTCTAGGATTTGCACCTAGAATTATCTCCACTTCCTTTTCCTCACAGATGTAAAAATCTACTTATAATTATAATTGCCAGACTCACAACGAAGGATATGAGGTATCCCCGTACAAAGTCCTGTTCCCTTGCCTTGCCCTGGTCTAAACTTATATTCTTGTTTAATTCCAGGATGCTTTTATTTAGGACATCCATACTGTTCTGTAGTTTAACAATGTTTTCACTGTTAACTGACTGTCTTTCCTCTAGACGTGTAATTCTCTCCTCTTGTTTGCAGTAGTCAACATATTGTACATCATAGTGATGACCATTATTACTACTATTACCCATATCATTGTCCTCCTATGATGCATTATACAAAATCCATATAAAAAAAATAAAAGTTCT